TAGGTTGCTCCTTTCTCATAGCGGCGTGGCGTTCTGCTGCAAGAATCTCAGTAATTCGCCGGTGGGTTCTTTTTCAAATTCGACGGTTCTGTATGCTTCAGCTACCCACCCACGGCCGCCGTCCCATACGGTGGTGTTAACGGGTCTTCCCATATACTCCAGTTCAGAAATCACGTACTCGTTTCCGACTTTTGTCGTGTTGTATTGCATACCACTGTAACTTCTGTCTATGGATTTGAAGGCGACTCCAAAACTAATCTTAGATGTCGTTATCGGCACTACAGTATCGTTGAAATACCATTTCAGCTTCGGTTTCTTCTTTCTCCGTCTCATGTTCCAGATCATGTCCTTGCCCCCTTACCCGAGATAGTTGAGGGGGTGGATCGTCACATAGACGTCGATGCCCACCGTCGGCACGGTGTCGGCGTAGAATGTCACGCTGTTCGCACTCTGTGCCACCATCTGAATGCTCGCCTCGTCGTAAGGGTTCCCCGCCGCCGTGTTCACGGGCGTGGGAATCAGCAGCTGCTTTGTCGCGTCCGAGAGCACGCCGCTGCATGTCACCGTCTGCTGCTTGGTGCTGCTGTTCCAGCCCGATGCGGAGAGCGTCACCTTGCGCGTGGTCGGCCGCAGCGCGTAGTCCGTGCTCGCCGTCGCCGCGGCCAGTCCACCCGAGCCGTCGCCCTTGATGAGAGAGGTGGTGGCGGGGACAGTCGGCGCGCTCACCGTGACCGCGCCCGTCTTGCCATTGACCGACGTGACGGGATACGGTGGCGGATTGCTTGCGCTGTACTGCTTGACGTTGTCCACGTTGCCAAGCCCGACGTCACTCTTGCTCACGCTTTGCAGCGCGCTGTCCGCCCTGCTGAGGCTCGCTTTAATGCCCGCCGATACGTCGTTGGTCGTCACCGTGTCCTTGAAGGCCAGCCAGCCGAGGTCGTTGAACCACTTTGCAATTTTGCCCATCAGGATCGCAAGTTTCGTGCCGGATTCCAGCGCTGTGCGCGTGGAAGCAACTGTGAACGTCACCTTAGCATCGCTGCTGTCGACCTTCCCCGCCGCTTCCTGTGCTACCTGCTCCACCTCCGCCGCCGTGAAGTAGTCCACGCCTTTGACGGGCGTCTTGCCGTCCGCTCCGTCCTTGCCGGGTAGGCCGTCCGCGCCCTTGGCTCCGTCCTTGCCGGGAGCGCCGTCCGCGCCCTTCTCGCCGGGATCGCCCTTTGCGCCGGGTTCGCCTTTCGCGCCCGGGGTACCGTCTTTCCCCGGGTCTCCTTTAAGCGCACCACTGTCCAACTTCTGCTGAAACGTTGTACCGTCAGAAAACTTTACATTGGCAGCGGGAATGTTGGAAAACATGTCATCGACGTATTTGTAAATATCCAACTGTTTGCCCTGAGGGTCGTACACAGCCGCTATCATATCGCCAGAGCCAGCACCGGCAGCACCACGGCAATAGCCCGCATCGTATGTCGTGCCATCAGAGAGGGACACGATCATGTGATAGTCCGTCTGCCGGATCGTGATGCCCGTAATGGTAGGCGCATCTGCACCGGGGTTGCCCCGCGGAATGCCAAACGCCAGTTTGAAAACATTGTCAACAACGCTCTTGCTTACCGTTGCATCAGAGCCGCTTGCCAGCGTGACCGCCTCGACAATCATGTTGACGATGGAATCGCGCGCCGCTTGTGCATCGGTCTTTGCCGTCTGGGCGTCCACCTTTGCGCTTTGTGCATTCAGCTCGTGCTCAAGGGCCTTTGCCGATTCCTGCCTTGCGCTGTCTGCGCTGGTGGACGCATCGAGCTTTGCGCGTTCTGCGTCTTCCCACGCCTTTTGCGCATCAAGCTTTGCGGTCTGCGCATCGGTCTTCGCGGTCTCTGCGGCGCTCTGGGAATTTGCCGCAGCGGTCTGTGCATTCTTTGCCGCCGTCTCAGACTTTGCGGCATTGGTTGCCGCAGTCTGTGCGGCCTGTACTTTCTCGTCAACGCCGGTCGCAGATGCAGCAGCAGCCGCCGCAGAAGATGCCGCCGCCTTTGCTGAAGCATCAGCCGCAGAAACCTTATCGTCGATGCCCTGCGCAGCGGTCTCCGCTCTGGTTGCGTCCTTTGCCGCAGCATCAGCCGATGCCTTAGCGGTATCAGCGTATTCCTTTACGCCCTGCACCTCTGCCGCAACGGAGTCCTTGGCATACTGCACGACCTGCGAGCCTTTCAGCTTTTTTGCTTCACCATTTTGCTGCAAGACAAAAAGATCTTCGCCCGTGATCTGTAACGCTTGGGTGAGGTCGGAAATTGCTTTATCAGCCATCGGTTTCCTCGCTTTCCTTCTCGAGCTTCGTCTTGCCCTCTTTGGCGGGCGGCTCGTCCGGCTTGTCTAACTCAGCAAGGGCATTTTCAAGGTGCTGCATTGCTATTGCCACGCGCTTGGCGTCCGCGCCCTTGACATAGACGCCTGTGATCATGCTGTAAGCACCCTCGATCTGCTTTTTGAGTTTTTCCTTATCCATCAAAACCAGCTCCTTTTCTCTAAGGCTTCCACTCTTTTCACAAGCTCCTGAATCATCAACGTGTTTAGGGGGATCAGGCTATCGTACCGAATACCATAGGTGTACCCTGTGATATTGTGATTTTCGTCTCGTATCGGCATTTTGCACCAACCGGAAAACTCGGATGCAGCAATGCCGTTGTCAGCAAGACTTTGCTCCATATCCTGCGCGATCATACCGATATGGTATCGTCCGCTCTGCCCCTCGTTGTATTTGAAGCGGCAAGGCTTGAGATCGAGCAGGAATTGACGATAACGGGATAGATCATAGTCGATGCTATTTTTTACGTTTTTGTCGGAGCTGTAAATGACTGTCCCGTCAGTTGCCCATACCGTCGGGCCAATTTTGGCTGCATCATCGTCCAATTGGAGTCTCGTCCTGTATGCGCTCGTGATATACACGTTACCGCCGGAATCGAGCTGAATGCCTCCATCATACGTGCTGATGCTGATGCCGTAGCCTGTGGAGGTGTCTACCAGCTCGATAGTCCCGATTTCTGTCCTGCGGTTAGCCATAAGCGAGACGGTTCGCCCGCGCAAAATTTCAGCGGTGATTGAAGTACTGTCGATGTAGGTATCGATACGATCATCGACCTCTGTTTGGCTCAGCCCTGCATTGTTATCCACGTAGGTTTTTGTAGCGTAATTTGATCCATCTGCAAGGTCTCCAACGTAAATGCCTCCCGCCTGGATTTGGCTTGCCTTGAGCGTACCGTCAATGTTGACCGCATTGACGTGTAAATCAAGCGTGTTTGTGCTCAGTTCGGTGCTTCCTGCCTTGAGGGTAAACGTGCTGCCGTTGCTGCCGCTGGACACGCTCAGCTCAATTTTGTCGATGCTCTGATCGATAAGGCTTTGTGCCGTGCTGCCGTCGATTTTCCCGCTGACCTCAGATCGCACGTTGCCAAGCTCCACACGCAGCGTAGAAATATCGTTATCCACGCCGTCAACGCGCAACTCGATTTTGTTTACACTCTGATCGATCATACTTTGCGCGGTCTTTCCATCGATCTTAGTGGACACCACCGACTGCACGTTGCCAAGGGACACTTGCAGGGACGATACGTCACCGCTGATGCCCTCCACGCGGAGGTTGATCTCTTCGCTCGTTTTGGTGATAGAAGATCGTGTTTCGGCAATCTTCCGGTCAAATTCCTGCTTGATGTAACCGCCGGAAGGGTATTCATCTTCCATTTCCAATTCCCCAGGAGAGGAAATGTCAGCATAACCACGCCCATCATCGGCAATGCGGGAAAGCGGAGAATAGACCCCACCGACATTCACGCCGTCGCCAAGCTCCGCAGCGGGGTCAATGTTTGCCGCTCCTGCTTCATAAGCTTGGTATTGATACCCTTTCATTTTTTGCAGCAGAGCATTTACCATTGCCTGTGTTGCGTGCGGGCAGCTCGCGGTAATTTCCATGCCCGTATCATCGCCAGCGGTCAAACTCTTCTCATCATCGAGTAAAAGCGTCACACGGGAGATAGGTTTGTATCTGCCATTGTCGGTAAAACTGGTCATATCCTGACCAACAAAATATTTTTCAGACAAGGATCCTCACCCCCCCGAATGTGATTGCATCGCCATGCTCGGTGATAAGATAATTCGTTTCCTCCGGCATGGACAACAGCGGGACAAGCAGGAGATTCCCCTCGTCGGTGATAATCCAGTTCCCGCCGTGCGCCGCTGCAATAAAACATAGCTCATTGCGAATGGTGTAATCATTTGCGGGATAGTCGATGGTGTAAGCGCTATTCAGCACTGTCCGCTTGTCCAGTTTCACCCCCATCATCTGGCAAAACAGGTTCACAGCGGTAGGCATAGTCATCGGGAAGTTAAGCGACTGGTCTGGCTCCCACACAACGTCAGCCTTTCTCATAGCGTCGTATGCTTCGATTTCCCAATAGTCACCGTCTCGGGAACGTTTATTGGTGAAAAACGTCCCCTTTGGGATCCATGCGGTCGCCTGAGTGCCGTTTACCAGTCTGAGATAGCGATTGATCGTCGCACCGCGCGGAACATTGCCCGCGATGACTGCGAGCTTCAGCGTCGCGCAGCAGGCATTGCCGATGCCGAATTCTTCAAACAGCTGGGATTCTACGGAGTGTGAGACTTCTGCGTCTTTCCCGTACTCAACGCCGTTGATGACAAATTTGTATTCGCGTTCCGTTCCGGGCTTGTGGAGCAAATCATGCCACAGCGCACTTGTTGTCTGCCCCATATCACACCTCGATCAGGTTAAACGTCGCGCCGCCCCACACCTCATTATCGTCTGCCGCTTCCTCAAGCATGCATTCCATCGACGAGCAGTAAAAAGTGCTTGTTCTTACGCCATGCAGGTCAAGGTATTGGACGGTGCAGGTGGTCTTATTGAGATCATCATCAAGCTTCGCCAGCACCTCGCGCTTGACGGAGCGCGTTGTATAGCTCAGTTTCCGCTTGGTGGTGATCTTGTCGCGCCGCATTTTGCCATCTTTGGTGCGGGTGGTCTTGTCGCTGTCAAGGTCGTTTCTGCTCCACCCATACCCCTTCGTTGCGATTGCGGACGAGTAGTCCGTGCCGTTGATAATAAGGACTTCCATGTTGCGCCTCCTTAGTACAGCAGCACGGGCTTACCCGCCGCGCGCGTCATGTTGTTGATGTTCTTTACAGTGCTGCGTGCAATTTCCTTACCGTCGAGCTGTACCACGACCGTTGTTGTGCCGCCGCCAGATTCCGCCATAGCCTGCTTAAATGCTTCGACCATCGTTGCAAGCGGCGTTTCGATGTTCGTTCCGCTCTTCTGGTCGCCCAGCACGGCGAGAAATTCCTTGTTAGGCGGAATGACTGCACCGGTCGCCAAGCGCGGCAAATTAATGCTGGACATTTGCCCAATATGAGGTGACCAGCCCTTCCCGCCAACTCCCGGAACCCAGTCTGGAACTTTGATGCTAATAGAATTGATTTTCGTGATAAGCCAATTCAGCCCTCGGATAATATTGTTGATAAAACTTTCAACAATAATTAGAATGCCGTTGACGATCCCCTTTGCCACTTTTTTTACCCCATCAAGAGCCATCTTGAGGTCGCCAGTAAATACGCCTTTAATAAACTGAATGATTCCGCCGAGAATGTTCTCTTTGAGGTTTTTTGCAAACTCTTCTAAGTTCCCGGTTAGCTTCATCATCGCTACAAGAATGGAGGCAATCCCTGCGATTGCCAGAGGAATGACGCTCCCGGTCAAGAAAAAGAAGCCAAGTCCAGTGGCTACAATTCCAGCAATCAGTAACAGCGTATTTTGGAGATTTGCACCGTTGTCGCAGATGTCTTTAAATGCTGTGATAATCATTGCTGCGCCTGCGATGACAAGGCCGATGCCAGCGCCTACCTTGCCGAACGCAAGAGCAAGGCCACCGGCAAGGGCGGCTGTACCCGCAAGAGAACCAAGCAAGTTCTTCCAGTTAACGCCGTTGTTCCATGCGTCAGACAGGCTTTCCCACAAAATGATTAAACCGCCAACAGCAATGAGAATGCCGCCGAGTTTGGTTAAAATCTTGCCCAACGTTCCGGGGAGAGAGCTGCCGAGCTTCCACAGTGCAAGGCCTGCGGCGATCAACATAACTGCATCGGCAATTTTCTTGAGCTTGTCGCTGATTTCGTCCATATAGCTAAAATCAGGTTTAATGTCGCTAAGTCCGCCGCTGCCTGCATCGTCTGCGGTTTCAGTTGAGATTTGATTGATCTCATCAAATGCCGCAAGCTGACTTGCCGCTTTCTTCGCTGCGCTACCCGTTCCCTTTAATGCATTGGTTTCCTTGTTCAGCGCTTTTGCTGAGTTCGCCGTTGCTTTGACGCTTTTACCAGAGATCAGCGCCACAAGGCGCGAAATTTGCGTGATTACGGCAGTAAGCACCTTAACCAGGAACATAAACGCAGGGACAACAACACTAACCAGCGGCTGTGCAAGCGTAAGTAGCGCGCCCTTTAGCTGTGCAATGGATTCCCGAGCATCGGAATTTGTTAAAACCACCTGCTTTACCCAGTCACGCACCTTTGCTAATGCTTGGGTAATAACTGTAAAAACAAGTGCACTGCGGACAACAGATTTTAAGCGCTGTCCAAATACTTTCATGGAATCTGCCGCCGCTTCGGTTGCATTGCGCAGCCCTGCGCCTTTGGCTCTGCCCTCGATCTGCTGTGTTAGCTCGACTGCCTGCGTTTTTGCGTCGGAAATCTTATCGCCGGTTTTGTTGAGCTTTTCGTTGAGTTTGTCAATGCTACTTGCAGTTTTGTTAAATTCGCTTTGCAGCATTCGCACGCGCTCGGCCTGCTCGGACACGTCGATTTTCTCATACGTTCCTTTTGGCGCTGTGCGCATATCGGCAAGCACCTGTTTTGCCGCATCCAGCTCTGCGCCGATGTTGCGCAGCCGGTCTTCCATTGGCGTTTTCTGGTCGCCGAGCCGGTTGAATTCCTTTTGTAAGGATTCGATATTGCTTTTAACTTTGTTTAACTCCTGATGGAGTTTTTTGTCGCTAATAGTCGCTTCAAATACGACTTCGCCATCAGCCATAATGTCACCTTCTTGCTTTTTGGTTTTTTGCGTGATATCATCCAAGAAGCCATAAATAATGGCAAGGAGGAATGAAAAATGGATAAGATGACTACTTGCAAGGTATGCGGGGCATTTATCGCAAAATCCACTACCACTTGCCCGCAGTGTGGAGCCAAGCAGAAAAAGCGCCACCCAGTATTGGGGATTATCATTGCTATTTTCGGCATTTGCATGATTGCCGCCGCATTAAACGGAATGGGCGATGATTCTGGCGCGGAGAAACAAACATTTAGCGTTGGAGAAACCGCCGAGCTAAACGGAATCAGTGTAAAGTTTGATTCTTGCACCGAAAGCAATGGATCGCAGTTCAACACCCCTGATGATGGCAATGTGTTTTTGCTTTGCGAATTCTCCATTGATAACCAGTCGGATAAAGATATTGCCGTTAGCTCTATCGCATCGTTCAACGCCTATGTTGATGACTACTCGACAAACCTGAGCATTTCGGCCACCATCGCAACCGATAAAACCCAGTTAGACGGAGCCGTTGCTGCCGGTAAGAAAATGACCGGTGTTGTCGGATACGAAGTCCCCAAAGACTGGAAAGAAATTGAAATTCGCTTTACTCCTGACTTTTGGTCTGGAAACGAAATCACATTCATTGCAAACAAGTAACCACCTTCGCCCGATGCTATTTTGCGTCGGGCGTTTTTTTGCCCAACCACGCATTGATCGTGGCGTTTTCTTCTTCTGTCATCGGCTTCTTTAGATCGACAAGCCGCCTGTTTTCTCGGTAAAATTCTCGATCCGACTTGTCGAGCGTTTTCCCCTTTGCTTTTAAGCTGCGGATCCGCACAATGTTTGCAAACAGGCAATCCCCGATTTCGTAGTACGCCGCGATAAACGACCACCAATGGAAATATGGGATTGCCCTGATTTCCTGCCCAACAACGCGATTTACTGGGGCGACGATGTATTGAAAATCTTGTTCCCAATCCATCAGCTTTGGGCGTTTCCGGTTATCTCCCTCGTCGCCGCAGTCAAGAAACCATGTCATTTGCTTCACCGCATCAGGGATATGCTCGTCCGGCATTTGCAAAAAATCGGGATAGAAAATATCCAGAGCAGCCAGAACCTTTTGCCCGTTGTCCAAATCGACCGCAGAAAAGGCCGAAAGCACGTCCAACGCTGCACGATAGTCCGAGCGGATAGCATACTCAACGCCGCAGACGTTCAGCGACGTCGGAAGTTCATACATCATTTTTTGTATTTCTGTGTGTACTTGCGGATTTTTTCATCTGCAAGCGCCTGTTCGCGCTTCGTTGCGTCTTCAAACTGGTCAATGATTGCCATCATAAAGTTCTGCCACACGGGTGCACCATTGGCAGCGGAATAGGCATTGATGCTGCCGAACAGAGTATTAGCAACGTCCTGTTCAAACAGGTCATTGATGATGCCGCGCATTTCCTTGTCCAAGGTTTCCACCATGTCGAAAAGCTCATCATCAGGAATATCTTTTTCAAGAGCCTTTGCGCGCACTTCCTGCTTCTTACGCAGATCGTCAAAAGCCTTATATGCCTTTTTCGCAAAGTTTACGTCTGCAGGATTAAAGTAAACGGTAACAACGCCGTTTACGCCTCGAATTGTGTATTCTTTTACGCCAGAATCAAAAGTGAGTTCCATATCTTCCTCCAAAATGAGGGCTGACAAACGCCAGCCCTCTATTTCTTATTCGCCCTCGGTAAACGTAACCGTGCTGCCAGAGATAGCGGCAGTGCCGACCGTGCGCGTGCCGCCAAGCGTCACGTCGATAGGCATACCAATAAAGCCGCCACCCTCGCCGCCGAGGGAAGAGGGCTTAACCATGCAGGACGAATAACGCTCCGCGAATACTGCGGTCTTTGCCGTGCCTGCATAGGCGTGGACAATCAGCACGTCCTGATTCGCCAGCGCCGCCGCGTTCTGCTCCTTGACTGCAAGATTCCAAATCTTGACGATGGCAGGATCCCCAGCGTCCAGATCAGACGGGTCAAAGGTCTGCGTGATGATGGGTTTCTTCATGGTCGTGCGCGTCGTGCCAAGAATATCCTTCGAGGAATCCTCCTGCCAGTCGTATTCCATGCTGGAATCCGTGACGCGCGTACCGAAGGGAGACCATGTGGGGGTTCCGGTTTCGCCCGTGTTAAGGCACGCGATCAGAAGTTCGCGGTCTACGGTCTGCCCCGCCGTGGTGTTAAAGGTCATATCAGCCATTTTTAATCACCTCGTAGTTCATTTTCATAAGGATTTGGTGATCCTCGTCGCCGTTCTCATACATGGCGAAAAGAGAGGATCGCGTTGTAGGCTCAATGCGAATGACGCGCCGTCCATCTCCAATGTCAGGTGGCGTTTCGTTTGCTGCCCAATCGCCCAAGGCGTTAAGCAGCTCGTCAGCTTTGAGCCGTTTGTCGTTGCTATTGCCCGGTTTCATGCGGTAGATGACCTTGAATTGGTATTCTGCCTGATATCCACCGAGAATGTATTTTCTGACGATATACGCCGCCTGAATGGTGGACATCGCCATCGCCGGAGTATCGGCGGGAAGAAATTCGAACCGGATTAAATCAACCGGCTTGTCGGGGAACGTGTTTAACCACGCAAGCAACTTTCGCGATACCTGGTCTTCTTCCGCTGCCGATACCGTCTTTTTAACCTGCTCCGTACTTCTTCACCGCCTTTTCTGCTACGCGCGCCCACTTGCCAAGGTTCTGTGCTTTCGATGCTTCGCACCAATGCGCTTGAGCTTGCGGGTGCATTGTCTTGTTGAAAACCAAATTTCGGTCTGTTACGACCTTCGTGCCGCCTTTTGGCGCGTATGTGCTGCCAGTGTTGGGGTCAACCATCACTTTACCGTAGTACAAAAATCGTGCATACGGTCCGGGATAGATAACCGTGTTGTCAACCACTCGCGTGCGCTGTGTAAGCGAGCCTGTGAGCGCCGGCACAAATGGCTGAGTATCCTTTTCCATCTGCTCGGCTAAAACGTGCTCAGCGCGCGTACAAGCCTTTGCAATGGCAGTCCTTACAGCGTCCATTCCATCGGTATGCACGAAAAACTTGATGCCCATTACGCGCCTCCGACTTCCCAGTGCTGCATATCGGGGCTACCGTAGTCCATAGCGTCAACCTTGGTCACGTTGTAGCAATCGTCATGGCTCAGCACGACGGTCATGTCGTCCGATACAAATTCGCCCTTCACAAAGCACGTCATGCCACCGTTGCCCTTGTATGAGAGCGTCCACAGTCCAGACTTATCCGCCGCTTTGAAAAACGATTGCGGCCCGATGTAAGTTTTCGGCTTCCCTGTTACCCCGTCCACCGCTTCCACGGCAAACGGGATATACAGATTCACAGCGTCAGCGCCCTCAAGTCCGCTTTCGCGCACGTTGACCGCTTTGCTGGCTTGCAGCATCACGCCACGCAGGATTGTGGTATAGACTTTTTCGGTCTCATCAAGAGTTGTCGGGTCGATCTCCTGCACGACGTTGTAAATCGTTACAGTGTGGGGAGCGTACATCTACAACCACCTCCGCGATACAGCAGCCCGGTATGGGCAAGGTATTCCATGCACGTTTCCGCAAGCAGTTTCTTTGCCCCGTCCGTCGCACTGAGCGCAGACAGCGCGGATTCCCCGCCTGTTGCAAGCGTTCTGGAATAGCCGCCTACCGTCTCGCTTTTGACTTCTGCGTCATTTGCCGCGGCGTTTGCAAGGTTTTTCATGGCAAGCGCCTGCGCCGCTTCGATGACCGCATACTTGTCAACCAGCGCACAGCAGCACATCTTCACCGCATCAAGATCGGCGTGGTCTTGTGCTTTATTGCGCGTGTAATAATCGAGGAAGGAGCTGGCGCGGACAACAAGACGCGGGAAGTCATTTTCACTCACAGCGCCCATGTAAGTGCCGGAGTAGTATTCAAAGTCTGCGTAAGTCATACGGGTCAGCTCCTTTCAAATCAGGCAGAAACGGTAACGGTAGCAGTGCCAGTCTTCGTTCCGTCCTGCTTGGACTTCGCGGTAACGGTGATGCTGCTCTTGGTTTCGGTAGCAGAAACGGTCAGAACGCCCTCATCGCTGATCTTGCTCTTCGTACCGTCCTGAGACCATTCGACCTCACCGTTGATGATGCCATCGCCGTCAACCTTGGCGGTAAACAGCTTGCTCTCGCCTTTCTTTACGGTGGCGGTAGCAGGGGTCACGGCGACGGTGGAAATAGCGCCGCCCTTTCCGTAAACGGAGAAGGGGAACGGGTTCGCCTTTTCCGCATTGTAGGCGTTGATGGGGTTCGCGATCTCCCAGCCGAGACGCATGACGGCACGAAGCGCGACCATATCGTTCTGCATGAGGTTGTAGGTGATTGCCTTGGTAGCAGGATCCTGAATAACGCCCTCAGTGAAGATCTTGAAAGTCATGTCCTGGCGAATGGCATAGACAAGCTGGCTCCAATCGCCGACGATCATCTGAGCCTGTGCGGGGTCAAACGCGCCGTTCATGGGGAAGTACATATCCATGCCGTCCAGACCGTAGCGGGTAGCGCCCTGCATATCGGTCTTGAAAATAGGCTGGCCGGAAGTGTCGCGGAGACCGCGCAGCTTACCGCGCATCTGGATAGCGGACATAACGCCGTTGGGGTTGAAACCGTCCAACTCAACCTTGGAAATCAGGCCGCCATCGCCCATGATGTCGGCGTAAACATCAGAACTGACGGGAACGCCGTTGCCCGCAGCAATAGCGGTGGGTACAACGCCCTCGCGCCAAGTACCGGGCTTGTTCGTGCCAAACAGGATAGCTGCGTCGATGACCTTGCCGAAAGCCTCAGTCAGACGGGGCTTGACCTCGCCCCAAATGTCATAATCCGCATCATCGAGAGCGGCCTCGGGAATGGGAACGATGACCGCGATTTCCTCGGCGTACAGCTTCTTCTTGTCCCACGCCATCTTGGTGGTCTGCTTGAATGCCTCACCTGCGCCGCCGTCAGTGGCTTCGCCATTGACAAAGTACGCAGAGGGAAGTGCGTCAAGCACGTTGATGGTCTGCGTCTTGCTGGACATATTTGCCAGACGACGGCCCATGCGCAGGACAGCGGATTCCGCGATAGCGCCCTGCATGATCTCGCGGGTTACGGGTTCCGGAATAAGTCCGGAAAGTGCGGAACGATCAATAGTTGCCATGTTGTAATCTCCTTTTCGTTACTTGAGTGCGCCGCGGATCAGATTGTTCATCGCGGCATTATTTGCATTCGGTTTGTCGCCGCCGCCCACAGGAGCCGTCCAGTCAAACTTGACTTTCTGACGATTTTCCGTGAGCTTATCAACGGCCTGCTCAAAAGTGGTCTCGTCGTCCACCATCCTGAGGGCCTTAAACGCGATAAACTCTGCATCATCGCCAGTCAGGCCTTTGGAAAGCACGTACTTGTCACGCTTGACCTGTTCAAGCTCAGACTGTGCAGCGGATAAAGCGCTCTTGCTGTCTGCAAGCTCCTTATCGCGTTTTGCCTGTCGCTCCTGTTCAGTCTGCTGCCCGTCTTTCCACGTGCGGTATGCGGTGATTTCTTCTTCGCTGGGGTACTTCTTCCGTTCTCTGTCAAGCCTCGCCTGAATCATCTTGTCAACGTCAGCCTGAGTGAACGTCTTTTCCTGCTCTTGCGCAGTCGTTCCCGTGATCTGCACGGTGGTTTCTTCTGCCATAAAAATCTCCTTGTTTAACGACCTGTCGGTCAGTGTTGATAAAACAAAAGAGCCAACTTGTAAGCGTTCCTTACAAGTTGGCTCCTATTGCCCTTTCCCGCGCCCTATTGCGCGGAAGTGCTGTATTTGATTGTTTTCTTGACCTCTAAGACAATGTACCCATCGCCTTTTCGTCGTATCTCTGCGTCGTTCCCGCGCTTTAGAATGGCCTGCACAGTTTTGATGGCTTCGTCGAAGTTCAATACAGCACCTTCATCCTTTCTCGCTGCTCCGGTAACCCCGCCGCCGCGCTGAACGCCTTGTATTTGGTGCTCAAGCGGTGCAGGCGTGTATTTAATGCCATCGCATCTCCCTTCAATCCTGCGGCCCTATAGGCGGCTTTTTCGCGCTTTAGCTTGCGGATTGTCCGCTCTACGCGCCGTTGCATCTGTGTTGCTTCATATGCGGTATAGGCCTTGCCATCAAAGGTGCATCCAAGCCCATTGTCAATATGCTCAAGCTGCTCATCTGTATATGTTCGTTCGCTTACGCCCTCAACCCAAACGTTGCGGCGGTGGCGGCAGTTTGCGCCCTCCAGCCCGTCCACAGCGCCCAGGCCGCAAGCATCGTATATGCTTGGGTAAATATCGCCGGTGCGTATGCTGTAAACCTTGCCCTGCCACTCCTTGTGCGATGACCACGGTGACGGCCCCGGCTTATCTCTCGCGCCAGCATGGGCGGAAACCTCGAAATGCGGAGTTTCGAGATACTGCGCCGACTGCTCCGTATATTTAGCGCAAATTTGATTTACGCCGGTCATCACGGCTCTGCGCACCGCCACATCGATTTGATCTCGATGGCCGCTTTCGTAGTCAACGACCTTCAAGCCGCTGTCCGCAAGCTGCTTTACCGCCGTCTTGATAGCTTGATTATAGTTGATTGCACCGCTCTGGATTTGCATTGTAGCGTTATCCAGCGCCCATTGGTAAGCTTTGCCAGGGGGGAGCATAGTCCGCCCAGCGTCCACTAAAAAGCCCATTGAGCGCGTTATGTTGCGGAATGTATCAAGCGTCTGCGCCCTGATTGCCGCAACTTCCGCAGCGTCAACCAGTGTCTCAGGCTGGGTGAAGTGTGCAAGGTCGATAAGCTCGGTGTAATACTTCTGGTTGCTCTCCACAACATCATCAAGCAGCTTGTTTAACTTTGTTTCGCTGATGCCGGTTGTCTTTCGGATTGCCTTTTCGATGTCCTTTAAGTCGATGCCGTGTGACCGCAGCGCTCGAATGTCCTGCACCGTTACCTCATTCAGCTCATCTGCAGCTTTCAGCCGGGAGCAGATTTCTTCCAGAAGCGTGATTTCAAGCGCCCGGAACAGTTCCGCCAGTTCTTCCGGCAGCGCGTCAAGGATTTCCGGCTGAAACGGATATTTCATTTGCTTTCCTCCGTTTCACAATCTCATCATAGTGCGGCTTCACGCGAATTACATTCCAGTCACATTCTTCCGGCACTTTTCCATAAAAGATCACCCATTCCGGCGAGAGCCGTTTCATCATTTCTTCGTAGCCGCGCAGAAAGGGCCGCTTGCTTTCCTTGTTCTGCTGTGTGCTTACTGAACTAACCGCAACAATTCCGCCGACAGGCTCGCCATCAAAGCACCAATCGTAACTGCTCTCGTCGCTCCACGAAATAGAAGGGTAGACTGTCATGCCGTGTAGCTGCCAATATGCCGCCAGCCAGTGCTTGCGATAATGGTTATATATCTGCATCGCCAGCGGCATATCCGTGTATGTGGAGAAGTCCGGCGCGCACACCGCCGCAAACTCCGATAATTTCGGAATATACCTGTCCGGCGCGTTCCAATGTCTGATGAATTGGTAATCATCAACAAAGAAATGCACGATCTTACTCGCCGGGCCTTTTGCCGTGTAATGGTAATTGACGGGGATAAACTCGCCGTGTGGATACGCCTTGACCGGCTCGATTTGCGGAATATCGTACTTGCCCACGCCGGGGAATGTGAACTTGTCAAGATTTTCAAAGTTAATCATGCTATCTTAATAACCGATTATCTTTTTCTTGAACGCTTTCCACGCAGGATCGCCGGGGTGCGTGCTTCTATGGTCAATCCAAAATTTCGCACTTGTTTCTTTTTCGATTAACGCTCGAATGCGACCGTACTGATCGGATGCCCTGCGTAGACTGTTTATGCTATTGCTTACTTTTTCTTTTAAAATTTTGCTATTTGCCATTGGGAAAGCATCTCGTGTTTGTTTTACCCATGTTTGCATGTCTTTAGTCGATGTGATATAGTTCGGGGCCTCTGTCCTGAACCCAGATTCGGTTTTATACATCTCTCCAACGAGAGTGTCGTAAACTTCATCTCTGATTTTGTTGGCCCAATTGACCTGCTTTTCGGTTCCAGTTAGTGCTGGGAAACTCTCCACAGGTCGCTGCACTTTGGGTAAACCGCCGCCACCACCGCCACCGGCTCCACCTCTACCGCCCATTACTCTACATCCCCTTGTCCTTCGGTTGTCATGTCCTGCATCTTCGGCAGCGCCGCCTTTGCGGTCACCTCGTCCTCGTTAAACCAGCGCATGCGAGCTTCCCAATCATTCATAATACCGTCAGAAAGCATCCGCTCGTCCTTGTTAAACTCGGCGTCTTTGTCCACAAAGATGCTATCGTCAAAATCAATGCTAATTTCAACGTTCTCGTCAAGCCCCGCTTTCATCGCGGTATTGCCCAATCTAAGAAGAATCCGGCAAAGTTCAATCAGGACTTGCTCTAAAATGATTTGATGTTTCCCTCTTGTCCTTGCTAGTTCACTCTGCGTACTAACTACTTGCGTCGCAGTTGCCATTACCGCTTGATTAAACTGATAGTAATTTGTCCCGAACCCGCATTTGCTTGCTAGAATATTAAGCTGGTCTTGCAAACCGATATTCAGCTGCTCGGTTCTCAGCGTCGGAGAAATTGTCTCTACAATGTTCCCTTGCTGCGTATCCTCCGGAAGCAGATAGAAACGCCGGTCATGGTCATCAAGCGTCGGTTCACCGTCTTCCCACCTTGTGGCGGGGATTTTGACCATCATCATCATCGGGCCGTTTTCGAACTCGTTGACGTAGCAGTCATAGGCACAGTCAACGCCGCGCAGAACGTCGATTGCATTTGCATACACAGGGATACCAACCGGAAGCAGGTAGTCAAGATTGTTTTCGATGTTCGGCCTGTCGATGACGAACTGCCTCTTGTCGCTTCCCGTATGTACCACAGGGGGGATTCGCTCAAAGCCTGGAACATCGGTCAAAAGCGCATCTGCAAGCGTTTCATTTTCGTATCGGTAAATGCTGTTCTCGATGACGTAAAGTCCGTTTTCGTCTTTCCGGTGAATCTGCAAATACAGATAATTCTTTCCGGCTCGTGTGACTACGCTGTCGAACGCGCATTCTGTGATAAATCCATTCCGCCAAGCCAGCGGAAAGATGTGCTCAATCGTCACATAGTCCAGCTCGACGCCGGAAACATCTCCCGGTATAACCTCGCCACTTTCGTTAACGGCCTGCCCAACCACACGCGGAATGTATGCCACGGTTCCGAGCGCTGACTTCATTTCCTGCATTTCGTTTGCCTTGACCGTGAAGTTGTTCGCCGTCAAAACCCTGTCAATAAACTCCTGCTCCTTCTTGCCCTCAAGCGTGATCTGGACTTTCTCATTCATCAAGAGGTCTGCCCAGTCCTCGCAAACCTTTTTCGCCATACCGAGGCTTGCACGGTTGCACTTTGTCCACTTATGCCCGTTATATCGCCGGTATTGATGAAAATCCTTTACTTTCCCAACATACCAAGACTTCCAGAGGTCAACTTGGCTGTAAAAATCTTCAGGGATCGTTGTATAACCAAGCTCTTTTAACTTTTGGATAACTGCACTGCTCATGCAATAACTCCCATTCTGCGGCTGACAGGCTCCAACGCATACCGGGTCGCGTCAATCAGGTGGTTGTTCGCGTCTGGGTATCCGCTGATAATGTCACCGTCTTTGTTTCGTTCGTATTCGTATCCAACAAATTCATCGTAAGCGTGCGGTGTGCGTCGCCTATCAATAACAATCGTTCTCCGCTGCAAAAATTTCATTCCATATTCCACAGAACCGGGGCCTTTAACCGCTTCATACGCAGGTAGTCCCATTGCGCGGAGATCAGCAACGCTCTTCGGCTCGGCGCTGTCGCAGATCGTTCTAATGTTGTTATATCCGCGCTGCTTAATCATGGTCGCGCTTTGCTCGTTAGATAATTTGTTTTGGTAAATCTCGTCCAGCAGATAAATGGTCTCTCGCGCCCGATCATAATGCAGCCGGATAAAAGCAAACGGGTCTGGGAACCAGCCGAAGTCCACTCCCTGATAGATGCGGTCGAAGCTCTTGACTTCTTCATCGGTAATCTTCCGCAGTTCCAGCTTGTCAAACACATTTCCGCCGGTCCCTACCGGGATACCGAGATATTCGTGCTGATATGCTCGCTCGTCCGTCTCTTTCAGGTGTTCCGCTTCTGCAAGAAACTGTTCTCCCAACCACTCAGGCGGCGCTTGCAGATACGTTGACTTGTGGCACAGCCTGTCTGTGCGTTCTTCCAGGCTGTCCTTGTTCGCCCAGTTGTCGCGAGAGATTGGCGGGTTATAGCTCTCAAAGTTCCAGAAAACCGAGCCGCCGCGCATGGTCGACTGCAAAATGTTTCGGATTTCCGCGCGTCCGGCAAACTGGTCTTTCTCTTCAAAGTGCGTCACGGCGATATAGCCAAATGGCACTTTGATAGACTTGATTTTCATCGGGTCATCAGCGCCACGAAACATGATCTTCTGGCCTGTCGGCTTATAGATCAGCTCCATTGGGGAAACCTTTGCTTCCCAATACGCTGCCATGCCCAGCTCCCCAATTGCCCAAATGTATTGGGCATAGACGCTATCGCGGATCGTATTTGCCACTTTTCGCAAGACGAGCGCGTGAGTGCCCGGATTCCCCACCAGCAGAAGCGGAACGATAATTGATACCGTGGAGGATTTCAGCGAGCCGCGCCCGCCGCTGAAATCGTAGTGCGTATGCCCATGGTGAAAAACATCATGCGCAATATCGTAAAACGCAGGGCCGATTTTCTCGGATAAACGAATGTCAGACATCGATTATCACCTTGACAACGGAATCGGCGCTTGTGTTGTCTTGCTTGTCGAACACACCCGTATGCTTCGCCAGCATTTCAAGCGCTTTTAGCTTATTCGCATATTTCAAATCGCTTTCCGTGCAATCAGACGCAGGCTTGTCTGCGATTTCTTTGAGTTTCTCTATAACATAGTCCTGCGTTACTTCCGTCCGTTTCTGTCTTTCTGCCTTTGCTTTCTGGATAGCAGCCGAAACGTTACTATTCGTAACTAACTGCCTACCCTTTTCGGCGTTCTTGTAACCGGCTCTCGCGGCGGCTTGAGTGGCATTTAAGTCCACAAGATATTCTTGAACAAATCTCTCTTGCTTTGCTGTTAATGGCACTCGTCACCACCTCGCACATTTATTTGCTACCAGCCCCCCGCCCCTTGGCCTTACATAGCAGACTTTACCCGCCCCGAAGGGCTACAACGCCGCACTCAAGGCAGCGGCCGTCCTCTTTTGGAGCGGCGAGACGGTATCGAGCCGCCACACGTCCGCAATGTTGCCTATAGCCATTGCTTTCGCTTCTGCTTCTGCACGCCGCGTATGTCCCCGCTGGGACACATCGTTGAGAGGTGCGCGGGGTCCTGTGCCGCATGAGAGGTGCGACCTCTCGGCCCTGATTGTGGGCTGCATCGTGCGTGCGGCATATCGCGGGGACGGCGTGAAAAAGATGAAAAGCACCGCGCCCCGCTATGGCGCAGGAGGTAAACGCCATAAATGAGAGAACCGCAAAGGCTTTTACACCTCTGCGGTTCAATTCTCCCATAATTGCAATGCCCCGACTCACTTATAAGTGAGTTTTGCAAAATATTTTTATAAACTTTTGGGGTAGTCCGATCGACCGAGCAGATAATCAATCGACACGCCGAAGTAGTCAGCAATGCTTATCAGCGCGTCCATCGATGGTTTCTGCGTCCCCATCTCGTAGCGCTTGATGGTATTGCGATTCAGCCCGCACAGCTCAGATAACACGCAGCGCTTTAACTGGTGGCGCTCGCGCAATCTCCGCAGCCGATCAGGAAACGTGCTCATATGCGCCTCCGCTCTGCTCGAAAAACTTCTTTTGTTCCTTCAATTTCTGCAACTATGTATTCGCTATCGAGATTTACATATTTCACAGTCCCTTGTTTTCGATATATTTTCGCCGCCAAAATAAGACTGCTATCGTTTTGCTCTCCCTCGTGAATCGCAATTTGCTTATATACAACTGCGTCACGGTTCAGGCGCTTAGCGTCCATCTTTGCCCCCTTTTTGTTTTAACTCACAGCGGGTAATAATGATCCACTTACTCACCACCGAGCTTTCTCTTCACCCACGCCCGCAGGTTTCTCCACGGGTGGGCTTCTGCGTAATTGGCGCGCTGCGTTGCATTGTAACAGGTCTCCGATGCGAGTGTAAAGTTAGATTGAAACTGTGCACAAAGCGCATTCGCCCGTCCAAGCGCCGCCTCGGTGGCATCGAGCTTATTTCGCAGCGCATCTGCGTCCGCTTTCAGGTTTGCGATCTCGTTTGCCTTGTTGATGGCCTCGCCGTTCATCTGGTCAAGCTTCTCAGTCAGCACGGCATTCGAATGCATCTTTGCCATCAAATCATTTCGCAGCGCAATCGTTTTTGCCGTTTGGAGTTTCAGTTGTTCGGCCAGATCTTCATTTTCTTTTTTCTGCGATTTGAGCCTTTCGGTGGCTTCCTCCACCATCTTTGCCATCTGGTCTTTGGTGTACTTCTTGATGTTCATTTGCGTTCTCCCTTCATTTTGATTTGCTCGTATTTTTGGTCGCTCACGATGCTCACGACCTTACAGTCTCCGTATCGCTCGATGTCCATGGCAATGCGCTCCTTGATGCCCTGCGCGTCAGCTGCGGGGACGTTGGCTTTAATCGTGATCGTCAGCATGTGTCCTCCTTCGGCTCGCCGTAGCTGCAAAAATCGTCAGGCCAAAAATTCAAGCTGTATTGTGCGCCGCCCTCATGGTCGGTCGAAATGGCTTCGTTTTCACATTCCATGCGCTTATGGTTAAAATGTTTACAGTCCTTGCACCGCGTCACGACCACGGCATCGACGGTGGGAATAGCCCTAATATCTGCTGCTGTAGCGTAAAGCTCCCAATTTTCATCTGGTCGCCAATGAATAGCATCCCTGTCAATCAGTCGCATCACTGTCACCTCCGTCCATTTTTGCGCCGCAGTTGGGGCAGTAGTTTGGAAGCAATTTCATTGGCATCGGGTCATCGTAACAAATATCTTCTCTGCAAGCGCTACACTGCCAATCGCACCATTCTTCGACGTCAAACAAGGTATCGTCGTCATCAAAGTCGCTTTCTGATGGTATCCACCGACCATGCACCACCGGCGCAACGTCAGCGGCGGGGATACTGTTGATTTCCTGCGTGCAGATTTCTGGATTTTCGTACCGACGTGTGATTAGCTCAATTACAACTTTCCGCTCAATGTATTCAGCCATTATCAACTCTCCTATTCCACTTTTCGACGATAAATTTGGGTCCGCTATATACGCCACTTTCAAAATTACACTCTGGACAGTATATATAGCACTCTTCTGGGCTGTTGCCATCTACTGTTTCAAGTATTGCTTCTCCGCCGCAGAACGGGCATGGTTTCAGGTCAGCCATCTTTCATCGCCTCCAATGTCCTTTCAAATCGGATCTTCATTTGTGCGGGGCACAGATCAACCTCCGGTCTGCGCTTTCCAGTCCATCGGAGACCGCCAGCTTGCCCGATGCACTTCCACCCGGCAGCTCGTAGACTGGTCCCGTTTTCTTTGTCCAAAATATAAGTCACAAGGCGTTTATAGCCCATCGCCCGTGCCGCCCTCCACGCAGCCGCATACAGCATAGAGCAGGCGTTGCGAGTTCCGTCTGTGCAAAGCCGGTTGACTTCCAACGTCCAGCCATCGTCCAGATGCCGGGACACCGGACGCCCGACAATGGCAACGCCTACGATTTTTTCTCCATCGGACAGCCCAATGGAAAACTTGTGCCCCACCACGGGCCTGTGGTGTCGGTGGTACTGCTCAACGTAGGAATTGGCCTCTTTCAGCGTCATGGGGCAGATTTCAAGCATTGCTTTGCGCCTCCAATGCTTTCTCCGCCTCCTCGCGGGTCAAAAAAATCGTTTTTCCTATGGAACTTTCCACGCATGGGCAAAACGGGTACGTTTCAATGTCCCACCGTCCCTGTATTGCGAAGTATTTCATGCTCCCAACTCGATACTCGAAGATTTCCCCGGCAAACACTCTGTATAATTTATCGCCCATCTTGCACGGCAGCACCACCACGCGACCGACCCTGTCGGCCTCGGCCAGCTCTTTCATGCGCTCAATGTCGATGCCGTAATCCCATGTGTCCTCATAGGCTTTCAGCCGCCAGTAAAAGTCCATAGCGTGTTCCCGCACGGCTTTCCCATCAATCATTGTCCTGCGGGTAGTGTGCTCGTCTACCCGCACATCAGGGATAGTCAGTCGTTCCATCACTCCACCTCCCGCATTCTGCTAATCACTTTTCGAATCACATCGCCGCCGTAAGCGTCCTTCGTCAGCTCCAAAAACTCCGTCAGTGTCATCATGCCGTGCTCGAGGTCAATACCGTGGTCTTGGGCAAACTGCTTTCTCCCCATGTCGCATGAGCCAGTCAAGCGGTGATGCCAGTCGTAAAAATACTGCGTCAGATATGCTTTCTCTCGGTCTGTTTCGCGCAGAAACGTGTCAATGCGTTCATCTTCCGTCATATCCTCGAAAAGCTTGTCTCGCAGCGCCTCCATTGCTTCGCGCAGCGTTTCGCCGTGTGCAAAAACATTTTCTTGTTTAACGATGTAGCACGGTGTAAGCGTCAAGTCATTGTTCACGATGGCCCCATGCGCGGTGTTACCGCGCACAGAGCGAATCAGCGTATTTACGCCGTCAATTCGATAGATCGGTTCCCCATTGAAACTTTTAATGCCGTCGCCGTAGCCGTAGCCGGAGCCGGAGCCGTCGCCGTAGCCGGAGCCGGAGCCGGAGCCGTAGCCGGAGCCGGAGCCGGAGCCGTAGCCGGAGCCGGAGCCGGAGCCGGAGCCGGAGCCGTCGCTCGCAGTCAGAAAGGCTTTAATCTTCTCATCAAGTGTCATCTCTTCCACTCCTTTACGCCTCGAAGCGATGCAGATGCCGTGTCCGTACACGGGATAATCTGGATTGCCCCCAGCACGGTCATTTCCGGAATCGTCACGGTAAAACGACAGTTGCCCGGTGCTTTTGTGCCGTCCTGCGCCAGCTGTTCCACGGCACACGCGCCGTCCCAACTCCACAGCTTACGAACCTCGGTCATGGTGACCTCTGAGCCGTTGCGCTCCTTGATCTTGCCGAAGAATACGCCTGCGCGGTCACAGCGAACGATATAGTCCTGATTGTTGTTCATGATGAAATTCCTCCTGATTTTTGTTAAAATTTGAAGCTCTCCCTGAGCTTGATTCCGTTTACCTCCGCCGTAAAGTAGCGGTGTGCCTCGTTGATGTAGATGATTCTTCCGTGTACGGTTCTCAATTTTTCAAAACTGCATAATCCGCTCGCGCCCTCAAAGGCCGCTGGTGTCCAGCTGTAGGTGTCTCCGATGTTCAATGTCAATACCTCACTCCGATGTAGTCAAGCACCCGGCCGTAGCCAAGTCCCTTTTCACTGGGTTTCCACAACCCGTCCGTGGGGTCAAACTCCCCGCCGCCGATGCAAAACTCGTAGTGCTTCGGGTGCGTGTGCTTCATGCGCTCGAATCGGTTTTCGCCCTTTTCGAGGTGCGCGCCAAACGCGCAGAACATGCACCCCGTGCGTTGGCAACCCGTGCAGTGTAGTTTGCAGTCGATCAGCGTCGCGTTGTAGTCGTTCTCGCCGTCGCTTGCTACAATGTCACCGTATACGCTGGCGATAGGGATATGCCGGTCTACGATAAACCGTAGCACGTCCTGCTCCGTCCAGAAACTCATGGGCTTGCCCATCGGTTGCTTGCCCTCAAAGGCATTGCAGCCTGTCGCAAGCCATTTCTGGAATCTTTGTCTGCCTTCGTCTGCCATTGTTGCAACCATTGGCTTTTCTTTTGCTTTCCCTTCGTACCTGTGCGCAGATGCCTTTTTCATTACATGGCAACACCTATCTGAAATTGGAAACGGTGCGTCCAGCAGAAATGCCCAATTATCACAGTTATACGCAGAGGTCTTGCCCTCCTTATCGAGAAGTTCTCCGCGCAATTTTTTAGCTCGAACACAATTGGGGTTTTTCCGCGCCTCGTATACAGTACCCGCAACCTCTTTGCTCACGATGCTGTACCCGTACTTCGTCACCACCTGTCGAATGTTCATCTTCGGGCGCAGCCGAGTAAGGTTAATCGTCACGCGAGGGAACTTCTTCCGCAGCCAGTCCGTATATTCGTTTACGAATTTCTGAATCTCCGGGTATTCCAGCCCTGTGTTGATGAATACGAGGTTCAGCGGCCATTTGGGCGCGCGGAACGATGACAGATACCTTGCCGCCAGATATGCAAGCACCGTGCTGTCCTTTCCGCCTGAAAATGACACATAGCACTTGCCGTCCCATGCGGTGTACCACTGGTCGAGCTTTTCGTAAGTCAGGATTTCCTTGTCTTCCAGATCGAGGGCTAACAGTTCCTTTGCCGCTTCTTTCGGAATTGGCTGATTGCTATACCCTTCCATCGCGCCCCTCGCATTCCCCAAACAGTTCCCGGAACGGCTTCCCGGAACGGCTTCCCGGTGATCTCTTCCAGCTTGAGCAGAAATTTCACCGTGCATTCGCAGTCGCCAAACGTCCACCGAATGATGGTCGACTGCGCAACACCGCATTCTTTCGCCAACTGGATCTGCGACAAGTCCGTCTTTTCCAGCGCTTCTTTGAGCACCGGATAGACGCAGCGCTCGAACGGGGTCTTTGCCCGATGCACTCTCAACATGTCGGCACCTCCCGCAAAAACAAACTCCCTTGTGAGATGTATTCCTCAAATCGCTTTTCCTGCGCTTCGTAGTAATACTCAGCAATTTCGTACCCCACAAAATCGAGCCCAAGCTCCAATGCAGCGATGCGGCTGCTGCCGCTACCGAGGTGTGTGTCGAGTATGCTGTCCCCCGGCTTTGCGTACTTTTGAAACAGCCACGTGTAAAGTGCTACAGGCTTTTGCGTGGGATGAATGCGCTGCTCGTTCAGCGCCTTATTCCCTTGCTGAATAAATCCCTCTGCGATGCTTTTGCCCTGCAGCATGCCATTCCACATATAGTGGAAAATCCGCACGCTGTCATGGCAGTTTGTGGCTGCGATCTCGCAATCGCTAAAAGAGCTGCCCTCGTTGCACTTGTCCCATACGATGCGCCCCGGCGCGAAATGGTAATCGAAATAGTTACAACCCCAAACGATGTAGTGCTTCGCGACCCGTTTTAGCTCATCGAAATATTCACGTGTCGGAATATCCCACTTCGGCGATATGGGGTAGTCTCTGTGCACACCGATTTTGCTGACCTTGCAGCCATAATATCCGCGCCGCTCCGGCCCACTGAAATACGGCGGATCGACCACAGCGAGGTCAAAAGCCTTGTCCGGCAGCTTCTTCATTGCTTCCATGCAGTCAACATTTTCAGCAATGTTCATCGCGCACCTCCCCGAAATATTTTGCATATTCCCTGTCGCTCCACGTCGTCCAGACTCTTGCGAATCTGCGCTTTTTCTGAGGATTCTGCCGCATGGCAGAAACAGAGTGCGATACCGCGCTGAGGTCAACGCCGCACTTTTGGGCAAGCTCTGTCGGTGAGTCTGCCACGCAGGTGACGACACCTGCATGCTTGTGGTCAAGCGCCACATACAGCTGTCTGTATTTCATCTTTTCGCTCCCTCATTTCGTCATTTCAGATTTTGTAGCCGTTTTTGCTTGAATCTGCGCGCCACACGAAAATCATCAATGGCGCGGTATTCGTCCTCTTTCGCCCTGCGGCTTGCGTCGCTTTTTTCTTTGTCCGCCGCGTAGTGCGGGCAGTGATCCTGACAGCCGGGATACCGCGTCGGCGGTAAGCAGGATTGGCAGTGTTCAAAGCTCATGATCGACCTCCACGCTGCTGATCGTCACCGCCGTAAACGGCTCGCCGGCCGTGTAAATCTTCCTCCCGCAAACGCTAAACACGGCGGAATCGTCCTTGTAGGCAATCCCGTTAAGCGCGTCCAAAACCGCCTTGATGATGTTGTCGATATCGCCGCGCTTAAGGTACGGGGTTAAATGCAATCCAACCCTTTTCCTCTTCGGTGTTCCAGATGGGATGGGAAAATAAGCGTTGACCATGATATCCAGCGCTTCACCGTCTTCAAATGGGTTTTCGCCCCTTTCGAGCCACGCCGCGCGAACTGCGGATTCGAAAATCTGCGTGCTCTTCGGCGTATATGTCCCATGCCGCGTAACGCGTGGTCTTCCCTTCGGCACGGGCCTTCCATCAACGGTAAATAAAACTACTCGTTCCATGCGTCACCCTCCCATTTCGGCAGCCGCCGCTTCCCACGTCATCCCGTGTTCTCTCGCATAACGCGATACGCTCGGCATAAATGCCTCCTGTTCGGCTGTCCGCTCGATGTATGGCTTCATCCACGCCACCGAGACATGCGGGGAAGTCTCGCCCCTGATCTTTGCCAGCACTTGGCCGACCTTTGGCGGAAATCCCCTCGTATCCTCGGCAATCAGCGCATTCACTGCGTCCTTTGCCGCAGCAGGATCTTCCCCGCCCAGCATGTCCGACCAGAGGGACACCAGCTCTTCGGCTTCTGTGCGGGTCATCTTGGCATAGGCCTGCGGATAAGCCTGTTTCAATCGCCCCAAAAGGCTAATTACGTCAGCTCTTTCCACGGTTCTTTTCCTCCTCAAGCATCTCGGCGAATACATCGCCGCCGACAAACGGCTTATTTTGGGGCGCTTTGCCGCCCTTGTTCTGCTCTTCGGCAAGCCAATTAGTAATGAAACGCTTAATTCCTCCGCGCGTCTTTCGCTTGGTAGGGTTTGCGTCGCACCATCCTGCCATGTGTCTAAGTTGTTGCTTAACATCGACATTGGGGTATAGCATTTCCCATTTCGATACGTCGGGAGATAAGACCTCGAAAAAAGAACCATCGTTAAGCACGAGAGAGACGATTGGCGGCGTGTGAGCCGCTTGCGGCTCCGCGCATCCATACTTTTCTTTACTCTCCTCTTCTCTACTTTCCTCTACTTTACTTTGTCTCTCAATGTCAGCATTTCTCGAAAGAATGTTTACATTTTTCGCTTGAATGTCAACATTAGGCAAAATTCGGGTAATATCGACCAGAAGGATGTTGTAATCGACTTCGAGAGTTTTACGGCGGCTGACTGCCTCGAAGTACCTTTCCTGTATGCCTTTAGAGGTCAATACGTGGTACTTGTCATACTTCTCTTTGTCGAACATCCCTCGTCTGATAGAAGCCTCTATTATTTCGGAAACGACGCTCCCACCCAACCCAACCTTGCGGGCGAACAAAAGCGCAACCTCCTCTGTCCATTCAATGTAGTAACCCGCCTTACCGTAAATTTCTTGCAGCAAGTGAACGACTACACCAAATCCTGTCAAGCCAAATTCTGCCTCTATCAGTTCAAACTTTGCGTTCAATGTGACATCAAGCGGAAAGTAATCGATCCCGCTTTTTGCCATAGACTACTCCCTTAAAACGGCAACTCGCCGTCGTCCTCGCTGGTCTCTGCAAAGCCGCCTGCGGCGCTCTCTGTGGCATATTGCGGTGCGGCGGTATCGTTACCCTCCGAGCGCCTGTTGTCTGCGAAATACACGCTGTCAGCCTGCACCTCGTAGCTCCTGCGCTTGTTGCCGTTCTTGTCCGTCCAGTCGCGCATCTGCAAGCGCCCCTCAACGCCGATCAACCGCCCGCGTCCGGCGTAGTTGCAGAGCACTTCTGCCGTGCCGCGCCACGCGACAATGTCGATCCAGTCCGTGCCGCCCTCTTTGCCGTTGCGGTCAACGGCAAGAGGGAACGACACGACGGATACGCCGCTGTTCGTCTTTTTAAGCTCCAAGTCACGCCCGATGCGTCCCATCAGGCACACGCGATTCATGCTCACTGTGCGTCACCGTCGCTTTCAATGACCTCGCCGGTTGCTTCGTCCACGGCGTAGTTTTCTGCGTCGATCACCGTGTCATCGCCAACGGAATACATGTCCTCGCTGATCTTCGTCTTAATGGTTTCGTCCTGCGCTACGGCGCGCATGAAATCGCTCTTGAGCGGTGCATACTTGAGCACGCGCTTGAGCACGGTCTTCCTTGCCATCTCCTCGAAGTTCGTTTGCCACGGTCCATTGCTGTATGCCTTGGAAAAGCGCTTCGCGTGATTGCGAACGTCCTCGACGCTCATCACGTCGTAGCCGAATCCGCCGTCTTTCGTGCGGAACATCGCGTAGATGAATTTCGGCTCGCCGCGCTCGCCGCATGCGGGCTTGTGGTTGAGCTTCGGCTCAAGGCCGAAGGAATATTCAAACTCGTCATTCTCGTAAACGACCTGCGCCTGAATGATGCTGACCTCACCGCTGCGGTATGCAAGGTCAATGAGCCCCTTGTATCCCAGTTGGAATTGGCATTCCAGTTGACCGTGGTTGCGGTACGGAATCAGGTACGCCTGCCCAAGCGGCGTGTTCGGCTCCATGCCAAGCTGGGCTGCCGTCATCATCGCGCCGAGGAAACTCTGCGGCGTGGTCTGCGCAAGCTGTTTGTTTGCGCTCAGTGCAGAAAGCGTGATGCGCGTGAAGCGCTCCGGCGTGATGACGCTCGGCAGTGCCTTGGCGATCTCACCCTCCATCTGCTTGATGTACTGCTGCATCGTCGGCTTTCCTGCCTTGACAGCCTGTGCGCCCTGCGCGTTCTGAATCAATCCTTCCTTCATTTTTCCTTGTCCTCCTTCACCGCAAATTTGCGGAAATTTGTCGTTTTGTAGTAACTGCTCAAGTCCATTTCTGGGTGATCCTTGGCAAACGCCTTTGCATCAAAGGTCGCGCGGCTCTGTCCCTCCCAGTTGACCGTGTAGCGCCCGCAGAACCCCATCTCATTGTCGCCGAGGTCGTTCATCAGCTGCTGCTTGATGGTGTCCGCGTCTTTCTCGATGGCCTTTTTTCGGTTCATCAGATACTGATATTGCTCGATCAGGCTCTCGCGCCCGAACAACTCGACCTCGCCGCCGCCACCATCGTAGATGCTCGTGATCGTCTCCGTCGTGCTCTCCATACCGTCCATCGGCGGCGGGCTGTCGGCCTCGATGTAGTCGCGCCAGAAGTCCTCCGCGCAGCGCTTGATGGCCTCGATCTCTTCCGGGCTGACATATACGCTGCTCTCGCACCATTCCGGCGTGTCATCGTTTTTGACCGTCGTGATCTGGTAGCAGTAGAAGCCCTTGCCCAGCACCAGTGCCGCGAGATACCACCGCGCCCAGCCGGTCACGGCAAGATACGTCACGCACTGCGCATAGTAGCTCTCGGGGAAGTCCCCGCCCTCATAGTGCTTGAGGCTCAGCGCGCTTGCCGTCTTGCACTCAAGGCCCGCGTTAAGCCCAACCGCCTTTCGGTCGATGTTCGCATGCAGATGCGGGCAGTCCTCGCGGCGCATCAGGTAGTTCATGCGGCGCACCGGCAGACGGCTTGCTTCTTCAAAGCGGCTCGCAACATACTCTTCGAGGTCGCGCCCTTCTCTCATCGCCTCGTTGTCGGGCGTTTCGCCGATCCTGCCGGTCTTTTCCGCCCATACCGTGTAAGGCGAACGGTAACGGTTCAGCCCCAGCACGGCGCCCATGTCGCTGCCGCCGAGGCTCTTTCTCCGCTCTTCAAGCCATTCTTCGCGGCTCATGCCGCGCGTCGATATTTTCTGCATCTTCATCTTCGTCTCCCCTGTAGTTTTCGAAATAGGCTTCCTCTGCGCCGCAGTCCGGGCAGAAAAGCTCTTTCTCGGTCTGGTATCCCCGCTCCCCGTCCAGATTCACGCGATGCAGGACGATGTCCGGCTCGTCAAAAATGAGGTGGCAGCAGGTGCAGCGATAGATCATTGTTCTCCCTCCAAATACGCCATCGCGCTCTGCACGCCGAAGACGCGCGCCGTCTGATGGTCGTTGAAAAACACGTCGATGTGGTTGCCATTGACACCGCCGCCGCAGTCCTCGGCGATATAGCTGTGCTGCGTGCCGTCCGGCCAGATGAGCAGGACGCGCGTGCCGTAGGGGATAACGTCAGGGTCAACGGCGATCGTGCGCCCCTCGGTGGCCAGCGTGCCGGTCGCAGTGTAGCCATTAGCCCATACGCCACAGCACTTTGAGCATGCGCAATATGCAGTCAGCGTGTACTCGCCGAGAAACACGTCGCTGCACACGGCGCTTTCCGCCGCGGGCTTGTCCCACGCGGGGTCATATTCCTCCGAGACTACCGAGGATTCCTCGGGAATTGCTTCGACCGCCTGCGCGCTGGTGGCTAAGATGGCGACCACGATCAAGAGGATCGTCGCGCCCAGGCACGCCGCCGCGAACAATGCCGATTCATCGGCTTTGCGCTGCTCTCTCGTGCGCTTGTCGTGCCGTCTCACCCCCTGCACCCCCTGTCGATGTAGGGCAGCAGGTCGTATAGCCACTTGCCGGCCGCGCAAGCGCCGATGACAGCAAGGCTCGTCGTAAAGTCGCAGCCGTTGAGCGCGATCACCGCAGCGGCGATGCTGCCGAAAAGCAACGTGTCAACCACGCTTTTCAACCTCCTTCTCGTTCGGCACAAGGCCGACGAACTCAAGCCCTCTGCCGCGGGCGTAAATCTCGCCCATGATCGTCCCCAGCTTTACAGGGTCAGGGGGCGCTACCCAAATGATTTTGTACTCTGGCTTTTTTCTCATTGCCTTTTCCTTTCTCTCGTGCTACAATAAGCAGGTAACTATATTTTGTGTGAGATTTGTCCCACCCGCCCCGCTCGATGCTGCAACATTGGGCGGGGCATTTTTTACTGCCCATCGCTGGATTCAAACAGCTCGTCCACCGTCACGCCGTACATCTTCGCCAGCTTCTTGTGGTACTTCCGCAACGGTCGCCAGTCGCCAAGCTCCCAATGCGTCACACAGGATAGGTCAACATTCAGTTTCTTCGCCACCTGTGCGCGGGTCAGTCCGGAGCGTTCTCGCAGCTCTCTCAATGTCAAATTTGCGTCCTCCCTTCATTGTGAGTTATCATTGACTGCGGCGGGGAGATTTGCTATACTGCCATTAGCCCTCTTTGGGCAACTTCAAAGGAGGTGGTTTTCGTGACCAACCTTTTGATTTTGCCTGTTCCCTTCCCGTCGGGTCGCAACAGCGGTGCCAAAGCGCGTTAAACTGGCTAAATGTAGCAACTGATACGGCGGAGCACTCAGTGAAGAGGTTAAAACTCACGGTGATATGCCAGTAATCATATCCCACCGTATCGGGTACTCCCGATGGCTTACCAGCGAGAAGGCCATGCGCAGAACCAAAACTGCGAAAGTGGTAAGGCTCCCGAAGAACCTGTAGGCTGTTGCAGGCGGCGAAAGCCTGCAAGGGGCATTGGGTAAACAAATTTGGACATTGGCCGGTGAGGACAGCCCCTCGCCGGTCTTATGTTTTCCCCGCCGCAGTCAATGTGAGTTTTCACTTGACAATCTCGACCGCCGCCGCTATTATGTAAGTGTCAGCCAACAAAATATCGGCTATGAAACCCGCAAAAAGGATTTTTCTTTGGGGGTCTGGTTTTTTGTTGCCTCAATGATAACTCACGAGTTCATTATAGCTTACGTTTCGTGCGTTGTAAAGCGAAACACGACCATTTTGTAAGTTTTGTAGAGTTGCACAAAAATTCCGCCTTTTTTGTGGTAGATATGTTTTTAGATATTGACTTAATTCTTGCGCGGCCTAAAGGCTCAAATAACCCGTATGTCTATTATCCAGAACAGTATAAACAAGATCCATCACAAAGCATTATCACGCCGACTAATAAGTATGATTTCACTCGTTTTTCGCAACATGAAGCGGATGTCATTAGAAATGTGCTATTTAACGTTAAAACACAGTACCCTTCGGCATATCAGTCTCTTGGGCTTGTGAACGAAGCGTATGTAATAACGTACAAGCCACGATATGTACTTTTTGAAATTGCCGTAACAAAATATAGAAATTCGGCATCGGCTTTTGATAAATTCGCGGTTGCTTATGCGTTTGCGAACAAAGGAGCTGATTTTAGGATTGCGGCAATCGGAGCGTTTGAAGAATCAATTGGAGAAATACCATTTACTGTTTTAGACAAATTTGCATCGTTAAACTTTACATTTACATGCAATATGTTTTCCAAGTTATATGAGCAGGAGTGGGAATTTGACAACGCTATCTTTTGGTTAAAAAAAGCGATTCACCGTGGCGGATTGAACAACAAGTATTTTGAAGATAAAATCAACGAAATAGAAAAAAGAAAAATTGACGTAATTAAAAACAACAAGCACAAGCGCAAAAAACGTATATTTGTTGAAAATGAAAAATTTGAACATGACGTACACGCTGCTGCCTTGCAATTTG